TTAAAGTATTACGCATTCGATTGGGATGACAACATTGTCCATATGCCAACAGAAATCTATTTGTTAGATGATGATGGTAATGAGGTTGGAATGAGTACTGAAGATTTTGCTGAATATAGAAGTAAAATAGGTAAAGGACCTTTAAAATACAAAGGGAGTACAATCGTTGATTTTGCTCCAAACGCCTTCAAGGATTTTAGAGTGGATGGTGACAAACAATTTTTGATTGATGCTATGAAAGCTAAACCTGGTCCAGCATGGAAGGATTTTGTAGAAGCGGTAAACAATGGTTCGATTTTTGCGATAATAACTGCTCGAGGACACAACCCGAGAACTCTTAAACAAGCAGTTTACAATTATATAGTTTCCGATTTCAAAGGAATAGACAAAAACCAAGTAATTAAAAACTTAAAAAAATATAGAACCTTCGCAGGAGAACAGGATATGACTGATGAAGAACTTATAAAAACATATTTGGAGTTAAATAAGTACCACCCCGTTTCTTTTGGTGATGATATAGGTGCCACAAACCCCGAACACGGAAAGGTAATTGCGATGCAAGAATTTGTAGACTATATAAAAGGGATGGCTGCTTTACTAAATAAAAGAAGTTTTCTTAAAATGGATATTGTAAATAAGTTTATTCCAGCAGTACCTACAATTGGCTTTTCAGATGACGATTTAAAGAATATAGAAGTAATGAAGAAAGCTTTTAAAGATAAACCAGAACTAGTAAAGACTTATTCAACAGCTGGAGGAATCAAAAAAGAAGTAAAATAAAGATGAGTTTTTTAAAATAAAAGTAAATAGAAAAAATTTTCACTAATACTATATTTATAACATATAAACACAGAAATTAAAATTTTTATAATATGGCTGATTTACTGATGAAGATGCCCTTACCCTACGAACCGAAACGGCAGAATCGATTCATTTTAAGGTTTCCTTCTAGCATGGGTATCAATGAATGGTTTGTTGAATCTGCTTCAAGACCCTCAATTAAAATAAATTCAACCGAAATTCAATTCTTGAATACTTCAACATTTGTTGCAGGTAGATTTAATTGGGATGAAATTCAGGTAAAATTCAGAGACCCGATTGGTCCGTCTGCGGCTCAAGCATTGATGGAGTGGGTTCGTTTACACGCTGAATCAGTAACAGGTCGTATGGGTTATGCTGCGGGTTACAAAAAAGATGTTGACCTCGAGATGTTGGACCCAACAGGAGTAGTCGTAGAAAAATGGATTTTATACGGAACCTTCCTGACAAGTGCTAACTTTGGTTCATTAGCGTATAGCAATGATGCTTTAGCTGATATCACATGTGGATTGCGTCCAGACCGTTGTGTGTTGGTTTACTAATAGTATTTAAATTAAAAATAAAACTTGTATATTTAACCGTGGAGACATAAACTTCACGGTTAAATTTTTTTTATGCAAGACCAAAGTAGAGACTATGGACAACAAAATTTTTCATTACCTCACGATGTTGTAATACTTCCATCAGGAGGTAAGTTTTATAAAAACAAAAAAAAATCAGTTAAAGTTGGGTATTTGACAGCGTCGGATGAAAACATTTTGATGAGTAATACAAGCGATATTACTGGAACTTTATTGAGAAATAAAATTTACGAACCTGATATTAAAATAGATGATTTATTGGAAGGGGATGTTGAAGCAATTCTTATTTTTTTGAGGAACACATCATTTGGACCTAACATAATGATGAATTTAATTGACCCACAAACAAAAAAACAATTCGAAGCTAATATTTCGTTGGAAGAGTTGAATATAAAAAAACCACTTCACGAACCAAATGAAGACGGTAGTTTTACTACAACTCTACCTGTTTCCAAAGCACAGGCGAAACTAAAATTGATGAATTATGGAGAACAAACAAATCTCCAAAATATTTTCGATAGTTACCCCCCAACAAGACCAGCACCTAAAATCACTCTTACTTTACAAAACCAAATTTTGGAGATAAATGGAAATTCTGATAAAGCTGAAATAGCTAAATTCGTAGAGTCAATGCCAATCGCGGACTCAAAATATATTAGGAAGTTCTTACAAGATGCTGAACCAAGATTGGATTTAACCAAACAAATTATAGCCCCATCAGGAGAAAGACTAACAGTAAACGTTGGTTTTGGGGTTGAATTTTTTCGCCCTTTCTTCTGAGTATAGAAAAGGACAATTAGACGAATTATATTACTTATCTACGTTGCTTCATATAAGTTATTCTGATTTTATGATTATGCCCATTTTCGTAAGAAAATATCTTTTAGATAAATGGATTGAGACTCATCAAAAGGAGTAAAATCACAATTACTCTATTTATAATAAAACTAAAATATGTTTTTCCAGCAAAGTGGGGCGGAGAAAGCGCCGATAACCTCAGAAGATTTACAAATTGCTAATAGATATTCTGAGGTTCTTAAAAAAATTAGAACCGATGTAGAGGCACTAAGAACTCCAGGAGGTTTTGCATCCACAATAACTACAGAACTCACAAACGTAGCTGAAGTTGCCGAGGCTCTGAATACGAGCTTTGTTGCTTCAAGAATGAGAATACAAGAAATGGCTAGGTCTGTTTCTGAAGCGACTCCAGGTATCGTAAAATTAGGAGGAAGTATTGAAGCAGTTGGAGGAGCAATACAAGGAATAGCTGCGGGAACTCGAAGAAATTTAGTTGCACAAAAAGAGCAAGTTGAGGAACTATATGCAACAAGTAAAATTTTGGGTACAGTAACATCGAAAATTGTCGATGAATTTACCGAGGCAGGGTATTCTTATGAAAATATTGCCAAAAAACTAGAAGAATCTATTGTTTATGTTCAAAGAATAGGACTCAACGCTAAAGTTGTCGTCTCAGATGTATTGAATAACACAGATAAATTGGCAAGATTTAATTTCAGTGAGGGAGTTTTAGGGTTTACTAAAATGGCTGCACAAGCATCGAGATTGAGGTTTGATATGAAAGAAGTTTTCACTTTAGCCGACAAAGTTCTCAACCCTGAAGATGCAGTAAGAATGGCATCAGCTTTTCAAAGATTAGGTGTTTCAGTAGGAAATTTGACAGACCCGTTCCAACTGATGAACCAATCTATAAATGACCCATCAGGATTACAGGATAGTATAATCAATATGGCTAAGTCTTTCACCTATTTTGATGAAAAGACTAAAAGTTTCAGAGTCAGTCCACAAGGAATTCTAACAATGAATGCTTTGGCAGCAGAAACCGACTTGAGTGCTGAGAACTTGAAAAGAACTGCATTGGCTGCTGCGGAGATGGATGATAAATTGAAAAGGATTTCTACCACAGGATTATCTTTCAATGTTAGTGAAGAAGACAAAAAAATGATTGCTAACGTTGCAAGTATGGGAAAAGAAGGTGAATATGAGGTTTCTATAAAAGACGAAAGGGGTAATGAGTATCAAAGAAAATTAGTTGATTTACAAGAACAAGATTTCAAAAGAATTATAGAACAACAAGAAAAGGCACCAAAGACTGTACAACAGATACAAGAAAGCCAATTAAACACCGCTGAAAAAACATATGCGGAAATTAAATTCATTAAAGAATTAGTCAAAACTTCAATTTATACACAACCAGGTTTCTTGAGAAATATGGAAGATGCTTTGAACATGACAAGAAAATCTGCTGAGGGTTTTGCTAAAGCAGTGAGAAAATCAGGTTATTTTAGAGATGCGGAAGAAATTAGAGAAAAACTCAAAGAGGCTCAAAAGTTACCCGATGCGGACCGAAAAAAGCAAGAGGACCTATTATTTAAGGAGTTAATGAATTTAACTCAAAGACTTCCAGATGCTTTCAAGAATTATGAGATTGAAAGACAAAGACAACAAGGAGATATGGGTGATATGATGAAATCAATTCTCACAAGTACGGGTTTTGACATGTTTGGTGAACCTACGGGAAGAAGACCATTGAGAAGAGCAAGTGGAGGATTGGTGACAGGTCCCGGTACATCAACAAGCGATTCCATAGATGCCAAACTTTCGAATGGTGAATTTGTTGTAAACGCAGCCTCAACTAAATCTTTCTTACCGATATTAAATGCTATAAATGAATCTGGGTTGAAGTCAACTTCAACAGGAATGAGCATGAAAGTTTCTTTTGATGAAAAAACTCCGATACCTGCAGAACTTACAGTAAAACTTCCGCCAGATTTTAGTAGTATGCCATCGTATCCTGCTTTTACTGAATACATTCTACAATCTCCTGAAACTGTTAAACAAGCACTTTTGGAAGTTACTGAGGGTGCCCTATTGAGAGCTGGTAAAATTGCAAAGAA